TGGTGGAGTTTAACAGGAAATAATGGTGATCCTATTACGTTATTAACTAATGGTCATAATTATAATGCTAAGTCTTTAAAACCATATGTTGAAGAAATAAATAATGATAGATCTGCTTTATATTTAACTTCAACTCAACGAATTCCTTTTAATATTAGAGAATTTTCTTACAATTTAATGTTTAGCCCAATTAAATGGAATGAATATTCTAACCGTTCTCAAGGTGTTTTAACTGGGGATCGTGTAGTAATAAATGCTAAGAAAGATGAAGTATTAATTCATGGATATGGGGTTGGATTATCTTCCGAAAATACAATATACTTAAATTCTGATACTGAAGTAGTAGTTAATGCTCCAAAAATTTCATTAGGATTAAATCCTGAAGGTGGAATGGCAGTTGAACCTTTATTATTAGGTAATAAAACAGTTGATATTTTAAGTACATTAATAAAAGAATTAAAAGAATTAGCTACAGCATTAAAAACTGTTCAAAGTACTCCTGCAGGTACTCTTCTATTACAAGTTAATCAAGCCGGGAATAATTTATATGCGGCTTTAGAGGATTTAACTTCTACAACCGACAATCTAAATTCTTTAAAATCGAATAAATCTTATACATCATAATGGCGTTAGAACAAAATTTATCTAGTCTTGCTAATATAAATAAAGATACTTTAGTGGATGCCGCTAAAGCAGCTCTTGCGTCTCAAAAAGATAAATTTATAACTAATTTAAAATCTTCAGTAACTGAAAATGTAAAACGGTTAGAAGAAGATGTTAAAGATTTAGGAATACAAGTTGCTAAAGCAGAAACTGATTATAAAGCTCAAGAAGCTAAAATATCACTTTCAAAATTAACAGATACTGAAAAACAGGAAAGATTAAATCAATTAAATAAAGACTATGAGACTGAAAAAGCTCTTATAAATAAAAATGTTGAAGCTAAAAAAACCGAATTAGCAAACAAATTAAAATCTTATTTACCCCAAGAAGTTGAATTTCTTAGATCAAAAACTAAATCAGCATCAGATACAGCGTCAGCTAAATTGAATGATATCAAAAATGGTAAAAAGATTAGCATATCTAGTAGAAGTGTAATAACTACCGTAGGAGTGTTATCTAATTTTTTAATTAGTTCTATCACTATTGGAAATAAAAGAATAGAAAAATTAGTAGATAGAGTAAACGAACAAATAAAAAATATTAAAACTGAACAAGATATTCAAAAAGCTAAATTATCGGTTAATAGAGCTAAATTAATTATAAATCAAAATAGAGTAAAATTACAAACTATACAAACTGTACTTTTAATTTTAGAAATTTTAATTCCTTTATTAGATACAATATTAGGGTTATTTAAAAGTAATCCTGTACCATCCGCTGTTCCTCCGGGAGTTGGTGTACCATTAGGGGTAATTAATACTATAGATTCTAAAACTAAAACGTTAGATGATTTAAAATTAGCAGCTAGTGTTATATTATCGATAATATCTCAAATTGTAGCTAAATTAATTGATGATTTGAATTTTCAAGAACGTAGATTATTACCTATTGAAGGTTTATTAGATTCAGGATTAAATAATTTAACATCAGCTCAAATAGCTAACTTATCAGCTGGGTTAGGATATCTAAAAGGTTACGATTATAAAGGATTTAGATTCTTTATTAAAGAAGAAGAAAATTCTAAGTTTGTAGTTAAAGGAAATAAACGTAGATATGCTGTAGCATTAAATAAAGATGGAAATGAAATATTACAAAGCGAATATTCGTTTACATTATCCCCCGATATATTAATTGAAGAATTAAAATTAAAAATAGACGAGAAAAATCTCGTGGCTTAATATTTATAATCATGAAAGTAGACGTATTTAAAAAACTAATCAAAGAATCTGTCCGTGAAGTTTTACGTGAAGAGTTAGCAAACCTTCAACAACAACCTATTCAAGAGAATAGAAACGTATCTTTTACTTCACAAGATGTTGATATGACCGCGTATAGAAAAAATTTAGCTAGTATGATGGGCTTACAATCTCCTCCTATGCAAAATAGTGGTTATCAACCAACATCTCCTAAAGTTCAATCAACTGGGAACCCATATCTAGATATTATTGCTGAAACAGCAGCTACTATGAGTCCACAGGAATTAGCCCAAATGAGACAATATAGCGAATAATTATGCCAATACCTCAAGTAGTTAGAATAGATCCTAGAGATTTAGATAAAAATAGAGCAATAGGAGTTTCTATTCCTTTTAATGCTGGAGGTGTATTTAGAAGTACTTATTCGACTAAAGATCAGATTAAATCTAATTTAATAAATCTATTATTAACCTCACGAGGTGAAAGAATAGAAAATCCTGAATTTGGTACTAATTTACCTAGATTAATATTTGAACAACTAACAGAAGAATTATATCCTGTTATTCAAGAAGAAATATTTTCTAGTGTATATAGGTTTGTTCCTGAAGTTACTTTATTAAGTATTAATTTAACACCAGATGAGGATGGAAATACAATATCTATAGGAATAGATTACAAACTGAATATTTCAGGACAACAAGATAATATCATAATTGCTTTACAATAATGGCTGAGGATAAATCAATAAAATATTTAAATAAATCATTCGGTGATTTTAAAGCATCTCTACAAGAGTTTGCTAAAACGTACTTTCCAGATACTTATAATGACTTTTCAGAAGCATCACCTGGAAATATGTTTATTGAAATGGCATCATATGTTGGTGACGTTTCATCGTTTTATATTGATTCTCAAATTCAGGAAAACTTTTTAAATTTAGCTAAAGAAAAAGAAAGTTTATATAACTTAGCTTATTCATTTGGGTATCGTCCTAAAGTTTCATATGCTTCTAATGTTGATGTAGATGTATACCAATTATTTCCTACTAGAATAGAAGGAAGTAGTGTTACTCCTGATCTTTTATATTCATTAATAGTAAATGAAAATACTACAATAACAAGTAATACTGATTTTAGTAAATTTGTTACTACAGAACGTGTAGACTTTTCAGATACTAGCTCAGCTGAAATTACTTATGTAGATAGTAATTATTTTTTAGCTAAAAAAACTGTTAAAGCAATATCAGCTGAAATAAAAACTGCTACTTTTACTTTTACTAACCCACAAAAATTTAATTCAGTTACGATTGATGACGTTAATATACTACAAGTATTAAAAGTTACTGATAGTAGTGGAAATATATGGTATGAAGTACCTTATTTAGCACAAGATTTAGTTCCTGTATCTGCAAGCAATCCAACATCGGGTAGTGATGGAGTTAATTATTTATTAAATTTCCAACGTGTAACTAGACGTTTTGTTACTCGTGTTAAACCTGATGATAAACTAGAATTACAATTTGGTTCAGGTATGTCAGTAAATAATTCTGATACTACAATTTTACCAACCCCAGAAAATATTGATTTAGGATTAATACCAAGTATTAAAACTAATATAGACGATTATAACAAAGCTTCAATTTTCTTTACCCAAACTTATGGTTTAGTACCTCAAAACACTACATTAACAGTTCAGTATTTAGTTGGTGGTGGTTTATCTTCTAATTTATCTGCAAATACTTTAACTACTATTGATTCAACTAATATTAATTTTAAATATGGTGGAGTTAATCCTGCATTAACAGGTAGTGTATTAGCTAGTGTAGCTTGTAATAATACTTCACCTGCCGTAGGTGGTAGAGGAGCAGATACTATAGAAGAAGTTCGTTTAAATGCATTATCATCATATTCATCTCAAAACAGAACAGTAACTAAAGATGATTATGTTATGCGTAGTTTAAGTTTACCATCAACATATGGTACTATATCTAAAGCATATGTAACTCAAGAAACATATAATTCATTAGGTAATTTAGTATCCAACAATCCATTAAGTTTAGATTTATATGTTTTAGGATATGATTCCGATAAAAAATTAATATCAGCTAGTTCAACATTAAAAACAAATTTAAAAACTTATCTTAACCAATACAGAATGGTTACTGATGCTATTAATATTAAAAATGCATTTTATATTAATTTAGGTGTTAATTTTGAAATTAATGCTGATCCAAGTTACAATAATAAAGAATTATTATCTACGTGCATTTCTCAATTAAAAGATTATTTTAATATAGACGCTTGGCAAATAAATCAACCTATTGTTTTATCGGATATTGATGCGCTTATTTTAAAGGTTCCGGGCGTTCGTTCGGTATCAAAAGTAGAAATTGTAAATAAACAAGGAGGTGATTATTCTCCGTATGGATATGATGTTACTGGTGCTACTAGAAATGGTATTATTTATCCATCAATAGATCCTAGTATATTTGAAGTACGTTTTCCTGATATTGATATAAACGGTAGAATTATTACATATTAAAAATGGCCATATACAAAATATTTCCTGATAAAGATGCTGCAATATATTCATATTATCCTGGTAAAAACGCAGGATTAGATGAAATATTAGACTTAAGTATCTATAAATCTATTGATAATGATGGAGATGTATCTCGTATTTTATTATCATTTACTAATTCTGAAATCCAAGATATATTAACTAATAAGATTGGTTCTGCGGGATATAAAGCTTATTTAAAATTATTTCAAGCTTATGCTACTGAAATTCCTTTAGATTATACTATACAATGTCATCCGGTAGCTACTCCTTGGAATATGGGTACTGGTAGAGCAGCTAATATTCCTAATACTACTAATGGAGTTAGTTGGAAATATAGTAATACTATGAGTGGAAGTATATTTACTTCATCTATAGCAGGTACTACAAGTTCTTATCTTTCAGGTAATGCTGGTGGGGGTACTTGGTATACTGCAAGTAATTTTACAGCTACTCAATCATTTACATATACTACGGGTAAGGATATAGAATTAGATATAACTAATGCTATTAGTTCAAGTTATTATCAGTACGGATTTTTAATTAAACATTCTGGTTCTTTAGAATTTACTACTGGGTCGCCATTTGAAACTAAATATTTTTCCGTAGATACTCATACTATTTACCCTCCATGCTTAGAATTTAGATGGAATGATTTTTCATATAGTACAGGTTCATTATCTACAATCACTTCTACAAATCCAACAATTACATTATCTAATAATAAAGGAGAATTTCAAGTCGATTCTATAAATCGTTTTAGAGTAAATGTAAGAGATCAATATCCTGCTAGGAGTTTCCAAACGTCTTCGGTATATACCAATAATAAAGTATTACCTACATCATCATATTATGCTGTAAAAGATATTAAAACTGATGAGTTTGTAATTGATTTTGATACTACATACACAAAATTATCTTGTGATTCATCAGGTAACTATTTTGACATTTATATGAATGGTTTACAACCTGAAAGATATTATCAAGTATTAGTAAAAACTACTATAGGAGGAAATACAATAGTAACTGAAGATAACAACTACTTTAAAGTTATACAATAATGTCTGAAGTAATAAGATTAGATAAACAAATTTTTTCGAAAGGTGATTTTGAAAAAGTAGTAGATAAAAGTTTTAAACAATTAGTAAAACCTGCAACTGAAACTACTTTTACATTATCTGATTTTTTTGAACTTTATGATAATTTATTTTTTGAAATCCCTAAAGAAGGAGATTTAAATTCTCATAGATTTATATTAAATAAAACGGCTGAATACTTAGGAGTGAATATAAGTGAAGATATAGATATTCAAGCATTGTTAAATGAAATAACTTCTTTAAGACAAGAATTATTAGATGCTAATAAAACATTATTAGATTTAAATAAAAAATAATGGCTGAGATTAAGATTATAGGTAATGTAGAAAATACTCAACAAGTATCTCGATTTAATTCCGAAGATACTAATTTATTAACCCCTGGAAATTTAAGTGAAAATTTTGGGGTTGAAGGAGATTATATAGAGTTATTCTTATATGATAATAACAACAATATACTTGATGCTGATTACAACTATAGAAATTTTAAATTACCTTCAAATTCTTTTTTAAATCCAAATTCTACACTACCTGTTATAGAAATAGATCCTGTAAAAGACATTCAGGATTTTGGCTATAATAATGGTATTTTCTTTACTCAATATAATTTCTTTAGAAGAAAATTTTCACAAAATCAAGATGATATATTCATAAGTGAAATATCTTCTGATAGAACTGAAATAAGAATTAATTCTGTTGATATACCTACAGATGCTTTTTTATCTCAAGCTCAACAGTTAATAAATGATTTAAATTCTTCTCCATACCAAAAATATTATTTAATTAATTTCAACCCAGATGTACAACAAGTAGTTGTTAATGTGGCTATTGATGATAATTCGGTATTATTGAAATTATATGAACCATTAAATAATGGTATAATAGTAAAAGATACTTTATGGTTAGCTGAAGAAATTATTTATCCTTATACTTTTAATATTGATTTAAATAGTATCATAATTCCAGATCCTTTACCTCAATTAAAGGGTCCTAATTTCGATATCGATATTGATATTAAACAAGATGTACCCACAGGGTATCAAAATTATAGTAGCTTAGTTTCATCATTAACAGGATCTTCATACTATCGAGTTTTAAATTATATGAACGATGCTTCATATGATTTAAATATTGATTATACAGATTTTAGTAACTTCATTAACTTTAGTTCAGCTGAAAAACGTTTAGAATTATTTTATGATAAAGCTAAACAAATTGAAGATCATAATAATACTATTAATCTTCTTACAGGTTCTACAAGTGCATTAAAAAATAGTGAAACAGCATCAATTAAATTAAAAATTGATAATATTACTAAAAATTTTGATGGATATGAAAATTATTTGTATTTTGAATCATCTTCATATGCTTGGCCTAAATTAAATAATAGTAAACCATATATTTTATTATCTACTGGTTCTTTAATAGCTAAAAACTGGTTTGCTTCTGTTTTAACATCTTCTAACGATTATGACGCAGAAAACCAAGATAGATTATATAATGTAATTCCGGGTTATGTAAAGAATGATCCTAGTAGTTATCAACCATATTATACATTTGTAGATATGATTGGTCATTATTTTGATAATATATGGATTTATATTAATTCAATCAATGAATTATACAACGCTGACAATAATTTAGAAAAAGGAGTATCTAAAGATTTAGTATACGATGCTTTAAAATCATTAGGTGTAAGTCTTTACAATAGTAAAGGAGATGATGATTTTGACAATTATATTGGTGGATTAAATAGTGGCAGTTCAGTATTTGTTGATGCTCTTCCTACATTTGATTTTACAAGTAGTTACTTAAATAACATACCTAAAAAAGATTTATTAGCTGAAAGTTATAAAAGAATTTATCATAACTTAATTTTATTAAATAAAGGTAAAGGTACATCTGTTGGATTACAAAATTTAATTACTTCATTTGGTATTACAAGTAGTATTTTACAACCAAAAGAATTTGGTGGTTCAACTAAAATAAACGAAATAAAAGGATTTGATAATGATAAAATAACAGTTAAAAACAATACTATTACAGGTAGTGTTTTATCTCCATTTGTATCATTACAACTTGAACCTACTGCTTCTACTGATTATACTTCTACAGATTTACACTTTGTAGATTTATCCTTTAGTCCTCAAAACGAACTAAATGTTAGAGTATCTTCATCTATTGCTACTCATAATATAGCTGCTAATGCTTTAGGTACTGCATCATTTAATATAGATCAATATATTGGTGATCCTAGATTAATGGAATCATCATCATATGATGCTTTAATTGAACAAAATTTACACTTTATCTCTTCTAGTGCCGCGGTTTCAGGAAGTGAACAACGTTTAGATTATAAAGGATTTGTTGAATTAGTAAAATATTTTGATAATAGTTTATTTAAAATGTTAAAAGATTTTGTTCCTGCAAGAACAAATGCTTTAACAGGTATAACAATCAAATCCCCAGTACTAGAAAGAAATAAAGTACCTGTATATCAACCTGATGTTACTAATCAAGAAACACGTGATGCTAAGTATGCTGGTCCTACTATAAAACAAGATAATACTTATAATTTTTCTAAATTACAAGGTGATAAATCATCATTCTATACAGGTGAAATATCAGGTTCTTATATAGATGTATATGATTATTTTGAAAATTCAAATCCTAATCCATACTTATTTCCTACTACATCTTTAGAAACAGATACAACTGCATATAATAATTATCTACATAGTGATTTTAATGTTACTTTAAATAATGTATCATCAAGTGTAGTTTCAGTACCAAGAAAAAAAGTTGAAACTATATATACTAATATTAATGGTAAAATATTTTCAAGCGGTAGTGAAATAAATTCAAATACTGAATTACAAGATAGTTATTTATCATTAAAAGGTCATCAAAATTCCCGCTATGATGGAACTAGAATATCTAGTTTAAAATATAATGATTATTCATCAGCATCTTTAGGATATATAGGTGATAATTCTTATGGTAAAACAGCTGTTATTGATCACCATACAAGAAAAATAGGTTTATTTACTCAAATTCAAGAAAATTTATTTTTCAACTATCCAAAAAGAAACAATGTATTTTTAAAATATCTTATAGATGAAAGTGGTAGTTTGACTGAATTGAATAAGAAAAATAAACATTGGGAAGAAGTTCAAAATATTTTTAAAGCAGGAAATAATTTAGTTGTTGGTCAATTTGATAGTCAAAAATACGGTGACCAAAAAGCAGTTGATGGTAATAAAGCTATTTATGATAGTGGTTATTCTTATGCTCCAATATTATATCTAGCTCAAGCAGATAATGAATTATATTTTGATTATGTAGGAAATACATTATCTAAATTATTCAAAATAACTACTTCAGGTGGGTTTATAAGTGGAAGCAGTAGTAATAAATATCCTATTAGTGACGGAAAAATTTATAATTTATTTAGAAAAAATCTTGATAATGCTGATCCTATATATGCTGATGGTAATGTATTTTATTCAACTAATGGTGGTAATCCTAATACATTCTCAACTTATAGTATTCAAGAAACAGGTAACCAAAGATTTACAGCTAATTTTGCAGTAGAAGTAACATTCCCAACAATTAATCTTTCTGGTTCATTTACTTTTAATATTACAAAAGTAGGAACTCCTTCTACTCTTTTAAAATCTGAAACAAAAGCTGCTGTTTCTGGATTTTCTACAAGACGAAACACTTCTTATATATTCATAAAAAAAACACCTTCTGATGCATATTATACTTTACCTCAAGATGTAAAAGTATATGACGGAAACGGAGCTCTTTTAGAAACATTAACCTCAGGAACTGTTCTTAGACAAATTGTTGCTACTCCTCAATTAACAGAATATGATCAGAACAATCCATGTAATTTTATTCTTAATACTCAATTTTATGTAACATCAGCTGCTTATGATTCTGCAGTACTTGTTCCAGGATGTGATAATAGTAATCCATCAGAACAAGTATGTAAATTAAATAATGATCAACAAAAATTATATGAAGATATAAAATCTGAATTATCAAATACTTTATATTTTAATGTAAGTACGGATTATACTCAATTTACAATAAATGATAAAATTGGATTTGAATTTATAACAGGTAGTGGAGGTTTTAATACTACTAACTTTACAGCTTCTGTACTAGGTTATAATGCTAATAGTAATGTAGGTACATTATATAATCAACTACAACAAGACCAATTAGGAAATAATCCTTTAGCTAATGACAGCTCAGGTACTAAACCATTTATATCTGGTTCTTATTTAAATAGTTTAGTGTTAAATAGTTCATTAAGTTATTTTAGAGATTATTTATTTTTACCTACTGTTTCTTCTCCTGTCGCCTCTACTAATACTTTATATAAGACATATGGTAATGTTGAAAATACATTTTCTCCAAAAGTTGGAGATTATGTAGCAGTATATTATCCTAATGGTTATTTTGAATCATCAATATCAAATGTTTATTTCGATGGTAGCGGAAAATTAAATTTAGATTTATCTAATGAATTACCTAGTTATTTAAAGAAATCTGTATATGTTGATGGTGATGTAACTAAATTTCTACTATTAAGTAAAATAAATGATGAAACTAATGTAGTATTACAATTTAATAAAACTGTAGATCAACCTACATCTTTAGGATTTATTATACCAAATAATTTACATCCTGATGTATTAGCTAATATAGATAGTATAACTAAAGAAGTAAAACAAAAATTAGTTGATTTTAATACTCCAGATTTAGGTAGTTTTTAATTAAAAAATTTATAAAATATATATATTTATACGAAAATAACAAAGAATTATGGCAATTTTAAATAATACAACAGTAACCGTAGATGCTGTATTAACCACTAAAGGTCGTGAATTATTAGCACGAAATGACGGTTCTTTTCAAATTACCCAATTTTCATTAGCTGATGATGAAATTGATTATACTTTATATAATCCAACTCATCCATCTGGATCTGCTTTTTATGGTGAAGCTATTGAAGCTATGCCTATAATTGAAGCTTTCCCTGATGAAACTCAAATTATGAGATATAAGTTAGTGACTTTACCTCGTGGTACTTCAAAATTACCTGTTATTTCTTTAGGTTACAATATAATCTCATTACGTCAAGGTGCTACTTTAACTATTACTCCTCAAACATTAAATTATTTAGGAGCTACTTCAACATTTGAAGCTAATGGTTATACAGCTACTATTGCCGATATTAGATTATTATCTTCATTCAATGGTACTGGAATTAATAATACAACTACTCCTACAGATGCAAATGCAACTACTGGAGCTGTATTAAGTAAATCTGTTCTAGGTACTTCATTTACCTTAACTGGTACAACAATTAATACATTATTTGGTACTTCAGCTACTTCATTATCAACAACTTTAACAGTAATTGGTAGAGATTCAGGTGCTAGAATTACTATTCCGGTAAACATAATTAAAGTAAATAACGCATAATATGTCATTCGTAAGATACGCCACTGATGATTCAGTAATAAGTTCGGAAACAGTAGTAAGAGGAATGTGGACTAACGACACCGCTAGTTTAACAACATTTTTTACTTCTAGTACTTCTACTAGTTCATACTACCTAAATGTTTATAATACCCAAGCTACTTCATCATTACAATTTGCCGTTCAATACGGACATGTAAGTGGTTCAGGTTCTGCTCCACTTAATACTAGTGTAGCAAGTAATACTCCAACTCGTATTGTTTACGGACAATATAGAAGTTTAATTTACAATGATGAAAATGCTTCATTTGTATTTGGAACTCAAACATCTCCTAACTTTACAGTAATTAATATTTCTCGTTCACGTTACAAAGAATCAATTAAACCAGGTTCATTAACATTAAGATTATCAGGTTCAGGTGCTGGTTTAACTACATTAGTTTTAACTGATGATAGTATAGCAAGTGGTTCAATAACTAATTATATAGGATCTAACCGTTACTATACTTTAGTTTCTGGTAGTGCTGGAGCTGTAACGTCTTCAAGAGCCGGAGCAAGTGGTAGTTATGGTTTATTATTTCCTGATTTAGGAGTAATTCTATTAAACTCATCAGCACTAGCTCAGACCTCATCAGAAGGTGGTATTAATTTAGCAACCGGAAGTACAGCTCTTTACAATTCAATATCAGGAAGTGGAGCTTCATCATTTACACTTCAATCTGAAGAAACCGTGTCTTCCCGTTATTTCTTTACTAGAGTTAAAAATAGCGATTTTAATTACACTACTAACCCATCTATTATTAATAACAGTGGTAGTTTATTATATGATACTTTAATTAATAATCCACAAACTTATGTTACAACTGTGGGTATGTATAATGATAATAATGAATTATTAGCTGTAGCTAAATTATCTCGCCCGTTAGTTAAAGATTTTACTAAAGAATCTTTGATTAGAATTAAATTAGACTATTAAAAATACTTAAATGGCTTCATTTAAAAGATTAAAAAGATCGGATGTAATATCCGTTCCGTATGTAGCCAATAAAAATTGGGTTTTTGAATATTGCCCCTATCCTAAAAACGATCCTAATATAGTAATATATAAAGGAACCAACGTAACTGGTTCCTTTTTATCTAAAACAGATCCAATTACTGAAGGACAATATGAGAGATTAGTCTACTCTCAAATAAATCACTTATACTATCAACAATATTCTTCTAGTGTTGAATTTCTTAACACTAGTTCATTATTATCTTCTTTATATTATGAGGGTGCTTCTCAAATAAGAGCTACAGGTTCTTATTTTAATTATAATGAAAATCCAAATTTAATTAAAACTTTCCCTACGGGTACCATGCAAGGTATTCGTGTATTATCTATTAATCAAGGTTTATATGGTGAACAAATTTTACCATATGCTTTTGAATTATCATCATCAGTTTATTATATTAAAGATGATGGTATAGGTAACTTAATAGATTATAAAAATAATAATGACCACGTAGGTAATATTTTTTATTCTCAAGGTTTAGCTATAATCACCAATCAAGATTATCAGTTAATGTGGCCTTTACCTCCATTAGCTCAATTTATTCAAACTTCATTCTTAGATACTAATCCATCTAAAACAGTAGATTTAACAGCTTCTAGTGATGGAAGGGGAGGAACTATAGATGTTTCATCTTATCAACTTAGTGGTCCTTATGCTAGTTTATGTACTGTAAATAATGCTGGAGTTTTAACATTTAATGGTACTGATCCTGGAGTTTATACTATTTATTTTACATTTGATGCTATAGTAGTTGATTCTTCTTGTGGGACTGAAAATAAAACACTTAAAAGTAATTCAGGAACATTAGAAATAATTATAAGATGTAATTGTGGGTTTAATGCTATAATAACCGAAATAGCATCTACACCTACTCCAACTCCTACACCAACAATTACCCCAACACCAACTCCAACAACAACAGGTGTACCAACAGTTACCCCAACACCAACCGTTACTCCAACTGGTGCTCCAACATTTACTCCTACTCCAACCCCAACAGTAACAGTTACTCCAACACCAACACCAACTCATACACCTACTCCTACACCAACAGTAACTCCAACACCAACAGCAACTCCTATACCTTATACATTATTACAAAGATGTATTGACGCTAGTACTGGATGGTATTGGGCGGGTGGTGGAACTTTAGGTGGAGCTGATCAAGTTTGGTCTGCTGGAGATTATTGCTATTTTGTAATAGGTCAAACAACTGATTTAACTGGATTAACTCCAATTTATGGTACTTTAAATAATTGTCCTGATGGATGCTATTAATATATAAATGAAACAGTTCACAGTAACACTTAATCCGATTTCGCCAACAGGTCCTTTCAATATATATTATATTGATCCAACAGGGACTTATGAAGCATTGAAATCAGACTTAATTTCTCCTGCTGTAGGTATAACCTCAACAGAGTTGATTAGTGGAGTTACTATATACACAAGTGAAACTGTTCAATTTATAGATATAATTAATACAAAACCAGAATGTTACGAAACTAATAGATATGCGTATCCATTAGTTCCTCCAACAGCTACTCCAACTCCTACTGTTACTCCAACAGTAACTCCTTCACCAACTCCAACATCAACTCCAACAGTAACTCCAACACGTACTCCAACTGTTACTCCAACACCAACAATAACACCTACTTCTACTGTAACTCCAACAGTTACCCCAACAGTAACTCCAACTGCTACTCCAACCGTTACTCCTACTAATACCCCAACAGTTACTCCAACCGCAACTGCAACACCTACAGTAACACCTACAAATACCCCTACAGTTACTCCTACAATAACTGCAACACCTACAGTAACTCCAACAATTACACCTACTCCAACTATTACTCCAACTCCGACAGTTACTCCAACAGGTAACCCAACATTTACTCCTACACCGACTCCTACAGTAACAGCAACTCCTACAGTAACACCTACTGTAACGGCTACTCCTACTGTTACTCCTACTATAACAGCAACTCCAACAGTAACTCCAACTGCTACACCTACAATTACCCCTACTCATACACCAACAGTAACTCCAACAGCAACTGCGACTCCAACAGTTACGCCAACGATTACTCCTACATTAACTTCAACACCAACAGTTACACCAACAATTACTCCAACTAGTACTCCAACTGTAACTCCAACTCTTACTCCAACTCCAACTCCTACTATAACTGAAACCCCAACTGTAACTCCAACTTCAACTCCTACAATAACGGCAACACCAACTTCAACTCCAACAGTTACCCCAACTGTAACTCCAACTGAAACTCCTACAGCTACACCAACGGTAACTCCAACTCTTACTCCAACTCCAACATCAACTCCAACTGAAACTCCAACAGTAACGCCTACAATAACAGCTACACCAACAGTTACTCCAACAGTAACAGCTACGCCTACAGTAACACCTACTGTAACGGCTACACCTACTGTTACTCCTACAATAACAGCTACACCTACTGTTACTCCTACTATAACAGCTACGCCTACTGTTACTCCTACTATAACACCAACACCAACAGTTACTCCTACACCAACACCAACAGAGACAGGTGCCCCAACATTTACTCCAACAGCAACCCCTACAGTAACAGCTACACCAACAGTTACTCCAACAGTAACTGCAACTCCAACTGTAACTCCAACTCTTACTTCAACTCCTACAGTTACTCCGACATTAACTGCAACTCCTACAATTACTCCAACAGTAACAGCCACACCAACAGTTACTCCAACAGTAACTGCAACTCCAACTGTTACACCAACAATTACCCCAACCCCTACTGTAACACCTACAAATACTCCTACAGTTACTCCAACTAATACTCCTACAGTTACTCCAACAATAACTCCAACTTCAACACCAACAATAACAGCTACACCAACAGTTACTCCAACTTCAACTCCTACTGTAACACCTACAGTTACACCAACCCCAACAGTTACTCCAATTCCTGAATTCACATTAAGTGCTTCAGCTGATTGTACTAACTCAACAGCTAGTTTATTTGCTGCAGGTGGTGTTCCAGGATATGAATATAGTATAAATGATGGTGTAACATATACTGCTGCTACTTCTAGTACAACATATGTGTTTACAGGTGTGAGTGGAACTATTAATCCTAAAGTTAGAGATTCTAGAGGTATAATAGTAGCATCTCCTCAAATTAATTGTAATGTAAATGTTAAATTTGTATTATTATCAGTAGACGGTGCTGGTACAGGATATATTACTAATTCTACTGGAAGTAATATAAGTGGCTCGTTTGATGTAACTCAATCTTATGGATCAACATACCCAGTAACTGCAAGTGCTACTAGCGGAAGTAATTTATTGGGATGGACTTTATTTGGATCTAATGCAGAAAGTAACCCATACCTAACAACTGGAAGTGAATACTCTCACCAGTTTATAAACAATAATGAGATTATATATGCTGCTGTTAAGAAAAATAATACAACAACATATAAATTCTGTTATTATACTGGATCAGCAGTTACAAGTAGTTTATGTACATCTTGTACTACGACTTCATCTGTATACTTTGCATTATCTCAATTATCAGGTAGTGGATTTGAAAGTTCAAGCTGGTATGTTAGTTCAAGTTTAACTGGATCAACTCCAAATGGGTATTATAAATTAATACCATTTAGTGGTTCGGCTATTAATAATAACATTTACTCATTAACTAGTGGGACTGCTAGTTTGTATGGTACATGTAATAGTGGATCAATATATTGTGTTTAGTAGTTTTAAATATTTATAACTGATATGCCCTTAAGTAATACAACAACGTTTTCTTTTAATAGTAATTCACTATTCAATAAGAGTTTACCATCTTATGTGCTGGTTAATAGTGAAAAAGCTAAAACATATGTTGGGCGACGTTTTGCTACTATATCTAAAGATTTGTATTTAACTAATACAAACCATGGATATTTAACCTTTGATATTACTTATACAGGTACCGCAGATATTACTGCTATTACTTTTACAACACCAAATGGTTCTGACATTTCTGTAGGTAGTGATCTAAATGATGTATTTGCTTATTATCTTACAGGAATCCCTCCAAATGGGTATGATATAAAACTAACATCAGGTCAAACAAAACGCATATATGTTATTGTAAATGGATATGATTTAAAAACTTCTTCAATAACAATTCATACTACAGTTGGTTCAACCCCTTCTAGATTATCATCTGCTGTAGGTAGTAGTATAGTTTGTGAATATGATTGTTATACTCCATTATATAAGTATACTGCAGGTCTTCATGTTTATTCTCCTTATGATGCTGCTAATAGTCCAAAATTAACTACTTTTTTATGTGCTACATCCCCAACAGCTTCATGGACTACTGATACCAAAGTATGGGCTGATCCTTATTTTAGCTTCCCAGCATATCCCTATTATTACGGTATCGGGACTAAGGTATATAAAGTTGGAAATGAATTAGATAGAGCATACGGTACTAAAAAAAGAATTCGAATTTACAGAAGTGCCTGGATGAAAATCATAGGTAAACCAGCACAAACAACAGAAACAACTTTGGGTCCTCAAAAATGGAATGGAACTGTTTCTGATAGTACTAATGGATGTGTTGAGGTTTTATCAACTGGAATTGGTAGAATTAAAGAAATTATTAATACTGGTACATTAATCCAACCCCTAAAGTATAAATATTATATGGGGTATAATGCTAGTAATGCTGAAACTGCTAATAATAGTGCCTTTCAAAAATTTGTATTAACCCAAGAAAAATTCTACCCAGTAACTGGAGATGCTCATGCTATGTATAAATTAGCAGATGGTGTATTAAAAGATATAAATTCCGATTCTGGTTTTAATTTTACTCCACAAACTATGCTAGCTATATCAGCTGGCCTTCCTTTATTTAGTGGGATATTTTTTGGAGCTGTAGCAAAAGCTTTAGGATGGTATGTTGTTTTAAATACTGCTTCAGTTACAGGAGGATGTGTAGCAGCAGGAACACAATATGTAGCTGCTAGTAGTCTTTTAAAAGCGGCTGCTGTTACTGCTATTTCTGCTACACTTATTATTATTGCTGTTGCAATATTAATTATAGCATTGATTCTTTGGGCTATAGATAAAACATTTGAAGAATCAGGATGTCCAAATTTCTTACACCATTATACTACAACCCCATATATTGAAACTAGTAGTGCTTTATCTAGAACTGTAGATTTATTAACTAATAATAATGGGTATTATAGTGATGGAGTATATCATTATCAACAATCTGGGGGTATAATTACTTCTAAAATCCCTTCAAATATTACTGGTTTAACTAGTGAAGATCCTCTTAAATTAACTAAAATAACAGCATTACAAGTTGATAATCCTACAAGAGTAGAAACTATAAATAAATTATTAGTTCTACCCTATACTTCAGGAAAACCAGTTCCATTCTGCGGTGAAGGAAATCCTATATACTATAGTGAAGAAAGAACAGAAACTTTAAGCATAACAGATTGTGCCGAATTAGTATCTACCCCAGGAACGGTAACTGTTACTTTAGATGCTAGTTCATCTTTTAGTTGTGTTAGTTTATTGGATGCTAATAATAAAACATTAGCCCAATGGAATAAATTAAAACAATTTACTACTGGAAGTACTTATAAATATTCTTCTGGTCTTAGTGGAAGTGCTTTAGGCACATTAGATGCTTATTTCGTTAATGAATTAAGAATTGAAACAAACCCTAATCCAACTCCCATATATTTTAATAATACTAATGGAAGTGGATTAACTATAAATAAAAAAGCATTTTTTGATATAGAAGGTAGATATGAAGTTATAGATGGATTTTACTATATTACAGGTTCAAATCCATATGTTACTTTTTACGAATTAGATAACGGAACAGTATTTCAAACATATACAGTTCCTTCATCTGGTAGTACACATGCTACTGCTTCTGATAATAGTACTCACCTATTATCTACTACTAATTTAGATCATACTAGTGATTTTTATTTTTATTCATTAGATGATAATGAAATCACTAGTTTAGTTACAAGTGTTACAACTCCAAGATGTTTTAATTCTAGTGAATTAACAACTAATCCTAAAGTAGTAAGAGGATATGTAACACCAGATTCAAGTTCATTTTTATTATATTCATCAAATATTTCTACAGCTTCGATAATATCAGCTTCAACCGGTTGGTACCAATCAATAACTAACTGGGCAGTAAATGATCCGTTTTATTTTAATGGACCACAAATAATTTCAATTAATACTGAAGAAATATGTTTAACTTCAGCAACTATAAATGGCAGTTTATATGGTTTTTATTTAGTAGGATATACTAGTAGTATTAATACTCCTTTATATAATGAAGTTCAATTAACAACTGAAGTATATTCTGGAAGTACATTACTTGCTACTTATGGAGTTACATCATCAGCTAATGATGGTAAAACTTATATACCTTATGGACCTGAAGTTGCAGCTTCAACTCAAGTAAGTTTAATTAAAATAGCTTCTATAGATTCAACAAATCCAATAAATAAAATTCTATATATAACTGGTAGTTTTGTTGATTGTATTAATACAACTCCAACACCAACTCCAACAGTTACTGCTACTCCAACTGCTACTCCAACAGTAACCCCAACTATAACCCCAACAGTTACTTCCACTCCTACTTCAACTCCAACAGTAACCCCAACTATAACTCCTACTGTTACACCTACAGTAACTGCTACACCAACTATTACACCAACAATTACCCCAACTCCTACAGTTACTCCGACATTAACTGCAACTCCTACAATAACCCCTACTATTACCCCAACCCCTACAGTTACTCCGACTTCAACTCCAACAGTAACTCCAACAATAACTCCTACGATTACTGCAACTCCAACTGTTACACCAACAATTACTGCAACTCCAACTGTTACCCCAACAATTACTGCAACTCCAACTGTTACACCAACATTAACCTCTACACCTACAGTTACCCCAACAATCAGTCCAACACCAACAGTAACTCCTACAGTTACCCCAACAATTACTCCAACACCAACAGTAACCCCTACAGTTACCCCAACAATTACTCCAACACCAACATTAACAATCACTCCAACCCCAACTCCGACAATTACTCCAACCCCTACTGTTACACCAACAGTAACACCAACTTCAACCCCAGTTCCTTTTACTGCCTTAAACATATGGGCTAGATCAGATTCAGGAACTAGTCCGTTACAAGGATGGAGTACATATCAAGATGCATGTGCTGGAACTGGTACTTTAGTTACAGTATATGTAAATGCTACTGGATATACTTCAATATTTGAAGCATATACTGATGGTAAGGTTTTATATACTACTAGTGCTATTCAAACAGCGTATGCTGGTGCTGGAACATATTTTAAAACTCAATCATCTCCATACGGTGATTATTTCACAATAGATAATTCAGGATTTATTGCTGTATATAGTGCTTGCCCAGCACCAACAGCAACACCAACTCCAACACCTACTATAACACCAACACGAACTCCTACATTAACTCCAACACCAACAGCTACGCCAACTCCATCAACTTACTATGAAGTATCTTCATGTATTGATGTATTATATAAATTTACTACAATTCCACCTGATGGAATAAATCAAAGATATGTACTACCAGCAGAACCAGGAGTATACTACTTATATAATGGTAACTCAGTAACTCAATATCCAGCTCCTCCAACATATGATAGTAGCTTCCAGAAAACATCATTCTATAACTGTAGTGACCCAACACCTACTCCTACAGTAACACCAACTCCACAACCAACTTCAACACCAACAGTTACTCCAACTCCAATTCCACCAACTGCAACTCCAACACCAACTCCAATCCCTCCAACAGCTACTCCAACACCAACACCTTGTCCGTCTTATGGAACTTTCCTTTATGACTATTGTGGTGGTGCCCCTGATTATAATAGAATTGGAGTATTTGCTGATGGTTCATGTGGTACTTATTCTGATGTAATTGCTTTCAATGATCCTACTTGTGGATATGTAGCTCCAACAGCAACTCCTACACCAACCCCAGTTCCTCCAACAGCAACTCCAACACCAACACCAGAACCTCCAACTGCAACACCTACACCTACACCACCACCACCAACTGCAACTCCAACACCAACACCAGTTCCAACATGTTACACATTTACTAATACTGATTATTCACCAAATACTTATGTCGAATATATAGCTTGTAACGGTAGTTTTGTAACTGGAAATTTAGCTTTATATGATAGTATTTGTGCTCAATCTGTTTTAGTAGGTTCATTATCTCAAGGAACAACTTGTATTTAATATATTTATAATATATGGCAGCGATAATAAACAAAAATAATTTTAAATTATCATTCACTAACCAACATACAGTGTATGAAAATTATATTACTGCTAAAATTAAAGAAAACGAATTTAATTTAACATATAATAAATCTTTACTTCAGACTAGCTCAAATGCTTACTCTGAAGTAAAGAACTTTGCTACTGGATCTGATTTTCACCCATATGCAACAACAATTGGTTTTTATAATGATAGTAATGAGTTATTAATGGTTGCTAAATTTGGCCAGCCTGTTCCTATATCAACAGAAACAGATATGACATTCTTAGTGCGTTACGATACTTAAAAATAAAATAAAAGTTATGATGCAAGTAATAGGCCCCACTACTAAAGTGGAGGATTTAATTAATGATCCCAATTTTAATATCAATGAATATGTAGGTTACATTTATGTAACAAGTCATATACCTACTGGGCGTCAATATATTGGTAAGAAAAATTTTTTCCATACTATAAATAAAAAATTAGGTAAAAAAGAATTACTTGAAATTCCTATTACTAGAGGTAAAAGACCTACTAAAAAACAAGTAGTAAAAGAAAGTGATTGGAAAACATACTACGGTTCATCAACTGAAATCAAATCATTACCTAAAGAAGAAATGTTACGTCATGTTCTAAAACTATGTAAAACTAGTAAACAGTTAACATATTGGGAAACAAAATATTTGTTTCAATATAATGTTTTAGAAGATGATCGTTATATAAATGATAATATATTAGGTAAATTTTATCGTAAGGATTTGATATAACTTATTTCCTAATTACATTTATTGTTATGGAAAACCTAGTTTTGATAAACTTATTGGAAAATGTGTTGGGTAAATCTAAACCTACATCTAGAGGCAATCACTCATTTCATTGCCCATTCTGTAATCATCATAAACCAAAATTAGAAATTAATGCTATTACCAATGAAAAAAAGGAAAATCCTTGGCATTGTTGGGTTTGTAATACTAAAGGTAAAACAATTAAATCATTATTTAAAGCATTAAAAATAAATGGTTCTAAATTAGAACAATTAGATACCATTATTATACCAAACAAACAACAAGAAGTAAAATACGAACAAATCCAAATACCTAAAGAATTTATTCCATTTAAAGATGTAGATAAGTTAGATAAATTAGGTCAGATTAAAGCAAAACATGCTGTTACTTTTTTAAAAAATAGAGGAATAAGTAAATCACAAATATTAAAATATAATATTGGATTTTGTTTAGAGGGCGAATATGCTGACCGAATTATTATTCCTTCGTATGATGCTGATGGCAAATTAAATTATTTTATGGCTCGATCATTTGAGATTGATTCAGTACGAAAATATAAAAATCCATCAGTTAAAAATAAAAATATAATAGGATTAGAATATTTTATAAATTGGGAAGCTCCAATTATACTTGTTGAAGGTATATTTGATGCTTTAACAATTCAACGTAATGTTATACCTTTATTTGGTAAAACATTATCTGAAGCACTAATGAAAAAATTAGTATTATCTAATACTGAAAAAGTATATGTTGCTTTAGATAAAGATGCTCAACGTGAAGCACTACAGCACTGCCAAACATTAATGAACTATGGTAAAGAAGTTTATTTAGTTGAAATGGATGGTAAAGATGCTAATGAAATCGGATTTAAGAATTTCTTAAATATAATTGAAACCACATACCCATTAACATTTGAGAAAATAATGAGTATAAAACTAAAACTATCATGATAGAACAAAACTCAAACATTATCAAAGATTCAAGAATTAAACGTATAGTTGAATATTCTTCAGATTCTAAACAGATTAATGTTTTAGATAGTAGATTTTACAGTAGACATGGAAAATACTACCCGTCAGTTACTTCAATTTTAAATTACTTTCCTAAAAATAATTTTTTCCATTCGTGGTTAAAAGATGTTGGTCATAATTCAGAAATTATTATGAGAAAAGCAGCACACGAAGGAACACAAGTACATGATGCTATTGAAAGCTTTTTAAGCGGAAATGAAATTCAATGGATTGATGAGTGGGGTAATGCTAAATATCAGATAGATGTTTGGAAAATGATTTTACGATTTGCAGATTTTTGGAATCAAGTAAAGCCTGAATTAATATCAGCAGAATATCATTTATTTTCTGACAATTATGAATATGCTGGCACCGCGGATTTAATTGTAAGAATCAACGGGGAAATGTGGTTATTAGACATTAAAACTTCAAATTCACTACATACGTCATATGACTTACAACTTGCGGCTTATGCGCAGGCTTGGAATGAAACTCATAATGAACCTGTTACCCGTACTGGTATTATTTGGTTAAAATCATCAACACGTAGAGAAGGTAAAGAAGGTCAAATGCAGGGTAAAGGATGGCAAGTTAAAGTAGTTGATAATATTGAAAAGAATTTTGAAATGTTTACTAAAATTCAGGATATATTTAAATTAGAAAACCCGGGTTTTACTCCTTATGTTGAACAGTTACCTACTACAGTTAAATTAGATGCAACTGAGTAATATTTATAAATGCAGTATACTGTTTTTTTATAAATGAAGATAGCTATTTACCCTGGTGCTTTTAAGCCACCTCACAAAGGACATTTTTTTGTTGTTAAACAACTAGTTGATAGATCTGATGTTGATAAAGTTATTATTGCGGTTTCTCAAAAAGACCGTGGTGGTGTAACATCAGAACAATCATTGGATGTTTGGGAGATATATAAAAATTTATTAGGACCTAAAGTTGAAACAGTATTAGTACCTGGTTCACCTGTTAGTTATACATTTAGTCAAATAAAAAATAACCCAGATAACCAATATGTAACAGCATTCGGTAAAGAAGAAGGTACCCGTTTCTCTAATTTACAATCAGTACCTAACGTAGAAATATTTAATGCAGGAAATGCAGATAATATTTCTGCTACTGATTTTAGAGATGCCATTCGTGGTCGTAATATTAAACAAGTAGCTAATTTTTTACCTAATGGAGTTTCAACAAGAGAATTTTTTGATGCATTTACTAGAACGTATCGTAAAAATGCAAACTCACTAAATGAACATCCAATATACGAAAATCATTTACCATTACTAAAACCATTTATTGCTTATTGTAGAGAATATTTAAAATTAAAATCATTACCTCCATTAACATTATCATATGATAATATGTCTGCTGAAGGTATGCGTTCATTTGGGGGTTATAATCCAAATAATAAAAGTATTCAAATTAATATAGCTAATCGTCATCAAGCAGATGTTTTTAGAACATTAGCTCATGAATTAGTTCATTATAAACAAGATGTACAAAATAGATTAGAGCCAAATTCAGGCCAAACAGGTCATACTCATGAAAACGAAGCTAATGCAGCTGCCGCTATTATGATGAGAAATTTTGCTCAAATAAAACCTGAAATGTTTACAGTAAAATGATAAAATTATTTGATTTATTAAAAGAAATAACTGAAAAACCTAAAGCTATATTTTTAGCTGGGCCTGCTGGTTCAGGTAAAACTTATACTTTAAAACAATTACTCCCAGTTGAAAAATATCAAGTAATAAATGTAGACGACACATACGAGGAATTACTCAAATCATCAGGTTTAGGTACTAATATAAAAGATTTTGGTCCTGAAGATTTATCCCAAGCCGCTAAGTTAATGGGATCTGCTCAAAAAGTAACTAAAGAAAAGTATGCTAAAGCACTTGAAGGATTAAATAATATTATTATAGATGGTACAGGTGCTGCTTCTAAACCATTATTAAAAAAGAAAGCAGAATTAGAAGCTTTAGGATATGATATAATGATGTTGATGTTGTATGTTTCACCTATAACATCTTTAAAACGTAACGCTGAACGCGAACGTTCATTATTACCACAAATTGTATTACGTACTTGGAGAGATACAAATAAAAATATTGAATTATATCGTCAAGAATTTGGTGATCGTTTTATTTTAATTAATAATGATCCTGAAGATGCTAATAAAACATTTGACCCCGTTGAAGTTAAAAAATTATTTTTCGATACAGCTAAATTCTCAAGTAAACCTAAAACACCAGAGGAACAAGCAAAGGCAAAAGCAGATGCTGAACAATTAAATCAAGATATAATATCATTAGTTAAATCAATTCCTCAAACAGATACATTAGATTCAGCTAAATCTAAAATTTCAATGTTAGCTGAAGCTGAACAACAATATAAATTATATTGTGATATGGATGGTGTTATTGTTGATTTTGAACGTGGATATAATGATTTAACAGGTCGTAAAGCACCTGGTTTTAGTTCACCTTATAATAAAAATGAATTTTGGTCAGCAATCGATAAAGCGGGTGCTAAATTTTGGGCGGATCTAGAATGGATGGAAGATGGTCAACAATTATGGAATTATATTAAACAATTTAATCCTAAATTATTAACCGCTCCTTCAATGGACCCATCATCTAAAGAAGGTAAATTACAATGGGTACAAAAATATATCCCAGGTACTAAAGCAATATTTAAACAAGCTAAATATAAACAAGATTTAGCAGAACCAAATGCAATATTAATTGATGACAGAGAAGATAATATTGAACGCTGGATTGATGCTGGAGGTGTTGGTATTCACCACACATCAGCGGATTCAACGATAAAAAAACTAAAACAATTAGGGTTATAAAATGGCAAAAGAAACATTATTGCAAAAAGAATTCCGAGAAAAAGATATTCGACGAATTCGAAATTTGGTTTCAGGTAATCAAGGAGATTCTACACAAACTCAAGTAGGGTATTCTCGTAAACATATTGAACGTAAAGATGGAGATATTTGGGAAGAAAATGGTAAAACATGGACTTTAAAAAATGGTATAAGAATTAGTATATCTAAATTAGAACGTGCTAAAACTTATGCTTATACTCCACTTCTTTGTCCTACATGCTCTAAACCTATGAAAGTTCAACATGATAAAAAAATGTTCCACATTCATAACATGTGTTTAGATTGTGTTATTGATATGGAAACTAAATTAAAAATAGAAGGAAAATACGAAGAATACGAAAACAACATTATTAAAAATAATGCTAATTTTATGTTAGATGAATTTGAGAATGGGTTTGATGATTTTCTAAATAGTTTTGATGCTACTGGATTTGTTACTGAACAAGGAGATATTGAAGATTGGCATGTAAAAGCATTAGATAAACAAAAAATTCGTGAACAAGTAATGAAAGATTTAGAAGAATCACGTGTTAAATTAAATAGTTAATATTTATGGTCATAACATTTTTATCACTTCTCAATAAAATGCATCAGTCACCTGAACTAAACGCTGCTGGGGTAGCAACAACTTGTATTGCTTTGTTCAATAGCTTTTTTTCCATGTTAAATCCTGTACTTACTGGTCTATTTTATATACTATCTATTGGATGGTTAGGGGTGCAGATTTATTACAAGATAAAACGTGGCGGAAAATAAATAGCTTAAGTTATGATTAAATTAGTTAATATATTAAGTGAAGTATCTGAGGTATCTCCTCCGTACATGTACTCACCTGTAGGGTTTGGATGTCATGTATGTAAATTCTATTATAAACAAGACGACAAACATATGTGTGCTAGTAAAGATTACCAAGAGTATATGGGTACTTCTGAATTAGTAGATAATGAAGGTAATCAAATCCAAGACCCATCTAAATGGTGTTCAAATTGGTTTTTACCCAAACAAGAAGATAATGGATCGAAATAAAATAAAAGCTATAATCGAACAGGTCATAATAGAAAAAAAATTATGTCCTAAAGGTAAAGCTTATTATAATCGTCGTATAGCTGCTGGTGAAGTACCATCAGCTTATCTTTCTGGCCGTGCTGTTAAAGTATGTAAAGGTTTAATGGAAGAAGATGATTTAGAAGAAGGTCAATATGATGATACCTCTAATTTTGATTTAGTTAAACAAAACCCATTTGATATTAAAAAATTAGTTGATAAAGGCATTATCTTTATTACTAAACCAGGAGACGGTAAAGGAGGAGTTGATGAACCAAATTGGGAAGGTGATGCTAGTATTATTACATTATATAATATGTCTAATGCTGAGCCTTGGATGAAAGAAGCAGTAAAAACACCACTACCTAAAGCTATATCTTATATACAAAAAGATCAAGATAAATTACTATATAATGGAAAATATAATCAAATACTTTGGGGTGTAGAAAAAAAAGGATTCAAACCTGAAGATTTTTATTTGAATATGAATGAAGCTATTAATCCATTAGGATGGGAACCAATCATTAAAGACGAATCAGAAGAAATAGAACGTACAGCAGAAGATTTAAATCTACCTTATGATACGGTATATGATGCTTTTGTTAATGGTCGAGAAGTTACTTTAAATAATGATATGTGGTCACGTTTAGAAAATACTGACTCATATGACATAGATTCTGAGGAAGAAGCGATAGAATTAGCGCGTCAATACGGTAAAGATTATCAAAGCATATTAGCCGCTGAAAAAACTCCTCCTGCGTTGATTCTGCAATATTCTCCAAATAAATTTTATTTAGTAGGTGGTAATACTCGTTTAATGTTTGATAGAGCTAAAGGTATTAACCCACAAGTTATTTTAGCTACTATTGAACCTAAAGCAAAATGGGCGTACCAAGACGTAACAGGTGAAATTGACGAATCGTTACGTGATTGGTTTGATAAAGAAGATTGGGTTCGAATCGATACTCAAGGAAATATAACTGGAGATTGTGGCACAATGAAAAAAGGTAAAGCAACTACTCGTTGTTTACCTCGTGCTAAAGCAAATCGTTTAACTAAAGTTGAACGTGCTGCTACTGCTCGTAAAAAAGCAGCTGCTGATCGCAAAGGTGATCGTGTTGTTTCAAATACAGATAAAGCAAAAGTAAAATTTAGAAAATGAAATTAAGTCAAATCCGTGTTTTAATTAAAGAAACTTTAAAAAATACCTTAAACGAAGATTGTGGGTGTAATGGTCCTAAATTAATGTTAAAAGAAGGACAAGATACTCCTATATTATCTGAAGGACTAAAACATCATGTTGCTGAAGGATTACAATTAATCCATAATATTTACAGACCATTATCTAAACAATATTTTGAATTATTTAATGAAGCTCGTAAATTATATAATGAAGGATTACTTTCAGTAACTGAAGATGATGCTGAAATATTAGAATCAAATATTGGAGAAACATTTATCCATAACGGAATAGAATTTCCTCTTGATTATATTTTAACTGAAGAAGAATTAGTATCTGAAGTAGATAAAAAGAAAACACCTCCAATTGGAAAACCAAAACGTGGTGGTTCTAAAAAATTCTACGTTTATGTTCGTAAACCAGGTGGTGGAGTTAAAAAAGTATCATTTGGTGATACAACTGGATTGCGTGCTAAATTAAATAATCCTCAAGCACGTAGAGCATTTGCTGCACGTCATGATTGTAAAAATAAAAAAGATAGAACTAAAGCATCATATTGGTCATGTCGTTTACCCCGATATGCTAAATTATTAGGTTTTAAAACAACATTTAGTGGATTCTGGTAAACCATATACTGATTTAGAAATAACCGAAGAATATACAATTCGTGAGTTCGATGAGAATGTAGATCCCATCGAACTTCTTTGGCATCGCGATGATGAACATAGAACATTATATCTTCAAGGTGAAACTGATTGGAAAATACAATTAGAAGATGAATTGCCAATTACATTTAATCAACCAATATTTATACCTAGACACAAATACCATCGTTTAATTAAAGGAAATGGTAAGTTACGACTAAAAATTTATAAATATTAGTTATATGATAACGAAACAGAACTTTTTCTTAATTATAATATTAGTATTAATTGGTGTAATTGTAATACAACAATGTACTTCTGATAGTGGTAGTGATAAACCTATAATTAAAGTTGATGGTAAAAAATATGAATTATTATCTCAAAAAATAGATACGGTAGTTGTAGATCGTTGGAAAACGAAATATCTAAAAGGTGAAGATATATATCATGAAACTATAGTTGAAAAAGAAAAACGTGTTGAAGTACCTGTTTATTTAAAAGGTGATACTATTAGAATAGTTGAAGATTATCATAAAAAAGTGTTA